TATTCAACAGAAACGAAGTCAAACAACATTTGGCGGTGATCTAAGTGTCCTAATTGCAGATACTTTTATCAATGGTGATTTAGACATACAGGGTTCAATCAACGGCACATCGTCGCAGGGACAAAATTCAAACAACATTTGGACGGGGACGAATACATATTCTGTTTACAGGCCGACGAGTTCTTTGTCCAGTGTAGGCCTACAGGACGGCGTTAATCAAACTTTTTTAGAAGATACAATCACAGACGAAGGAATTATAAACGCAGGTGCTACATGGAGCGGTGTAAATACTTTTAACAATGATATAGGCATTACGGATATAACCGGCTTAATACCTACATACATACCGCCAGTAAATCCTACTGATGCAGTGTGTGGGAAATATATTGCCGACAGTTGGACTGCTGAAGGATTGTCTTATTTATCGTCAAACAACATTTGGTCAGGAATTAACACTTTTAACGTATTGCCGATATGTTTAGATCCTCTCGTTGCTACTTCGATCGCTACGAAAAATTACACAGATAATACGATTACATCTATTACACAGGGGAAAGCTTCAACAACCGCATCTCAACTCGCTATTATAGGGGCAGACTGGGGACTCGGTTGCCTCGCAGTTTCCTTACAAATTATCGGCGGAGGAGCTGGTTCAACTTCGAGCGTCGGCACGTGTGCGTGTTCTTCGGCCGGAGTGAGCGGTGCATCAGCTTCTCAGGCTTCTATATTGATTTTAACCAACAGTATTGCCGGAGGCGGAACGAATAATAATGGCTTATTTGATGTATCCGTTGGCGGAGGCGGAAAAGCCGGAACGGGTTGCGGGACAGATTCAGGCTCTGGATCGGGCGGTGCTACGAATTTGTTTGTTACACCAAAACCGGCTCTGGGTTATAATCCGGCACAGGTAAATATTTTAAGAACAAACGGAGGTAATGGCTTCGGGACGGCGACATGCGGACAGGCCGGTAATCCTTCAGCCGGTTTATATTCGACTATCAACCCGTCGGTTGTAGCCCCGTTTTCATATTCTAACGGAAAGGGTGGCTCACAGTGTGCCGGACTAATTCCCCAATACTACGGGATTAATCAATACGGCTGGGGTGCAAGTGGTGCAGGTTGTGCAAACGGAACACTCGGCGGAAACGGTGGGTACGGCATCACATTTTTTACGAGTTAATTTTAGAGATTATATTTAAAATATATAATATATTGATATATTATATATAATGTCTTTACAAGGTCTTCAATATTTAGATGAGAATTGGACTCTACGAAATAGTTTAACCATTAATAACAATGTCGAGGTTTTGGGCGATTTAAACACAACTGGTTTTATTTACGACGGGGGCGTACCTGTAAATATTCAAGGAACCAACAACGTATGGACTGGTAAAAATTCTTATACAGTTTCGTTGCCTACATATTTAAACCCCGTTGCTGGTAATGAGAACGCTACAAAAGATTATTTAGACACGGCTGTAGTAGGATTGGGTGCTGGACTCTTACCAACAAATAACACTTTTACCGGTATAAACAATATGACTGCACTACCTGTAATATCTGGAACAGCTACTCCGGCTTCTAACGAGTTGGTAAATAAGGCTTTGGTTGATGGTTTTATTTCGTCGAATACTGGTTCATTAGCTTCAAACAACGTATGGACTGGATTGAATACTTATTCTAATGTCGTAAGTGTGCCGACTCCGCTGACCGACCCAGAATTTGCAAACAGGGGATACGTAGACACTGCTATAGCGACATTTAACAGTGCCGGTGGAAAGGTTGAATATGTCGAGGTGGTTGCGACTGGTGCTACAACTCTAACGTGTGATCCTGCTGTTTATTCTTCGTGTATTATTTTAATGTGTTCGTGTGGAGGCTTTGGTGCGAGTACAAACCCGCCAATTAGTACCGGTTCAAATATTAAATCGTTTGGAGGCTCTGGTGCATACGCAGTTTTTAAAGTCCCTGCGTGGTCTGGGAACGCTACTTTTACAAATACAAGCAGTCAGTTAAACCCTGCCGGAGCTGGAATAATCGGTTCGGCAGTTTTTACGCTTCCAAACGGTTCAACAATTGCAAATTGTGGGGCTGGAGCAAATGGATTGCAAACCGCTTCTGGTGTTGGCGGTTCTGTAAATGTTGGAGCATTTCAAGGAGTTCAAAGGATTAATGGTTCTACTGAACCACTACAAAATCCTATAACAAATGACGCTATAACAAAGAGTTATAATATAGGTGTATTGAATGGGTATGGTTGCGGTGGCTCTGCCCGATATGATACTGCAGTACAAACATTACCGACTGGTGGGTATTTATTGCAGATAAAATTTAAGAACTAATTTCAGGCTTTTAGTGATATATTATACGAAAATATAATATGTGATATAGTATATAATGTCTTTACAAGGATTTCAAGATTACACTCAGCCGTTAGTGTTGAATGGTGAAGTAACAATTAACGGAACATTAAACGCTAAAAATGTATATGTGTCTGGTATTATTACCGGCTCGGGTATAAGCACAAATATTTTAGCTACAGACAACGTATGGTCTGGAACGAACGATTATCAAGATGTGGTAAGTTATACCGGTGTCGCCAGTGTAGGGGCTACTGATTTGATACAAAAAGACGATGTCGATAATGCTGTCGCTGGATACGACCCCTTAAGCTTAAATAATCTATGGACTGCTATACCTACGTTTAGTAATGTAGATCCTCCAAGTGTGCCTCCAATTGCCGGTGCAGTTGTAATTCCGGCCGATTTATATTCATATACCAGTATGACGAATTATACAACGGCAAATTCGTCTGGTATATTATCAGCAAATAACACTTTTTCAGGAACGCAGGACTTCACACTTTTCGCAGGTGTCGGCATTCCTCAGTTGGAAATACCGACCGCATTACAACAACCGGCTTCAAAGGCGTATGTCGATGGTAAAATTGAGGTTGCTGGTAAAACGCTGACTTATACTATCACGACTGCAGGGACTTATAGCTTCATTGGTATAAATAGAGCCAATATTGCTAAAATTGATTTTTGGCTGTTTGGTGGTTCATGTGGTGGTTATTCCGGAGCAGTTGTTTCTGGAACGATTGGAAACGGTCTGGGTGCAAATGGTTCGTTGGTTTTGAATGTTGGAACTACTGCCGATCCGTCGGTTGTTGTTACTACGCAGGATAAAACTACACCGAGTTCGACTTATCTAACTGTTTCATCTGTTGTAGTTGGAGGTGCCGGTGGTGCATGTAATTTGAACGGAACTGTAGTCGGTGGTAATATTTTAACAAATGATTACGGCGGAGTGAATGGTTTATCTATCGGCGGTGTTAATGGTGCGAGTGCATTAGCATACAGTACCATATTAGGAACGGGTACAAGTGCAGGAGGTGCTATTTTTGTAGCTCAATACATTTAATAGATTATTATAAAAATTAAATAATATATCTGTATATTATATAATGTCGCAACTTTCAACGTTTAAGAAAGCTCAAAATCCGGATATGGTGTATTACGATATAGTTTCGACCAATTTTCAAACCACAACTACGGAAGAGCCATTTTTGAGATTTAACGAAACTCGAACGAATCCCGTCATCGCAAATACAGGCGATTATTATTTGAGTATTGTTCGATTTAGTTTAGACACATACAATTTGCCGAATATAATCGCAGAAATCCAACCTAATCAAGCCAATCCAGATTTAACCATTTACTCATGTACATTAGAGTATGACGACGGTGTAGGTGGTATTACACCATCAACGCAGGAATTTTTAACATGGATTCCGCAAAACCAGAACGCACAGCAACCTATCCCACCGAGTCAAACAAACAACAAGTTTCAAGAAAATACGCCTTATTATTACTGTTACCAGTTTCAATATTTTCTATCGATTGTAAATACTGCATTAGGACTCGCTACGGCTTCATTAATCGCTAATACTGGTGGTGCTTTGTCGCCAATCTTTGGAGCAGAACAGCCGGTTTTAACGTGGGACGTGACCTCGCAAAAGGCCATTTTACAGGCACAGGAGCAATATTACGACAAATCAAATACGGCAAAAATAAAGATATATATGAATCCTCCTCTCTTTGCACTTTTCAATAGTTTTCCATCTCTCAATTTTGGAACCGGTGCTACTGTGTCTTTAGGCAGAAATTACCAGTTAGTCATCGCCAATTTTGGCGGAATAAATACGATTTCTTTACCAACGAATCCCGTTCCTCCAGTATTAGCGACTGTTTGGACGCAGATGTTTCAGGAATTTAGCACTATTGATACATGGAGTCCGGTTGCGTCCATTGTATTCACAAGCAACACGATTCCAATTATTAGTAATCAGCTTTCCGCCCCATTGGTGTTCAACAACGGCCAGAGTTCTATCGGGACAGGTAATAATGCAAATTTTGCCCAAGTCATTACAGATATGACTACCAACCAACAGGTATTTAAGCCAAATGTTTTATACAATCCTACCGCCGAATATCGCAGAATTGATATGACCGGCAACACTCCGCTCACCAACATTGATATAAACGTATTTTGGCGGGATAAATTAGGACAACTCGTACCTTTTACTTTAGCGTCGGGGGCTTCGGCGTCTGTTAAGTTTTTGTTTGAACGAAAAGACCGATCTTATTCAAAAGCTTCAAGTGTTTAGACAAATTAGTTTAACAAAATTATATTATCTTTTTTCTAAAAAATAATATGTTTAGATATTATATAATGAGTGCAGACTTTAAAACGACTTTGATTAAGGACGGACGCTTAGCCGATATTACCGACCAACTCGCCTACGCTGTTGCATCTGGAGCTTCTTCGAATACATACCAGCAGTTTTCCGCAGTTTCTACTTCATCTTCTTCAATGACCTTCAACATTCAAGTACCAAGTGAGAATATTGTTGTATCTCGTGAGGTTCTTATCCAGACTGATATTTACTTTACTATCAATATCACAGGTGTTCCTAACGGAGAAATCGCATTCAATTACGGAGATACTGATGCATTCCAAGCCTTCCCTTTGAACTCGCTTTTTACCACCGCTTCCGCCCAGATTAACAATACGAATGTGTCTTCCAATTTGCAGGATATTCTCCCTTCTATTCTCCGTCTTAACGACAACAGAGAGCTTTACAGATATAACGGTATGACCCCCTGTCTTCCGGATCAAGCCTACAAGCGTTATATTGATGGTGTAGGTGCAGTAAACAATCCCCTCGGCGATTACGGCGATCAGTCTTACGACGGCGATCTTATCCCTCGTGGTGCATTCCCAGTTTCTGGTCTTACATTGTTGCACAATATCACTGCCGGTGGTACTGATGCCGATCCAGAATCTACAAACGTGTTAGATACTTTCGTTATTACCGGTTCGATTAAAGTGACTGAGCCTTTGATGGGACTTTCTCCTTTCATTTACGGAGATGCCGTTTATAATAAGCAAGGTTTAGTAGGAATTAACGCTATGTCTTTCGTTTTCAATATTGATAGTAGCTGTAAGAGATTTTTCTCAACCGCCTCTCCTTATACTTTCTCTGTTAATTTAGGAACTCAAGCTCAGCAAAACCCCTTTACCAATACTAAAATGTTGGTGAATTTCCTTTCGACCCAGCCTACGGATTTGATTAGTGCGAGAAACGTTGTTCCCTATATGGATCTACCCCGTTATTTGAGTTTGCAGTCATCTACCGGCACTTTAGCCCCGGGTGCATCTGCTACTTACAACTCTCAAAATATCCAGATTAATCAACTTCCCGATTACTTTATTGTAAGTGTTAGAAAGCCAATGTCTACTCAAACTGTAAAAGACAGCTCAACCTTTTTCAAGATTAACAGCATCAGCGTCAATTTGAACAATACTTCCGGTTTGCTTTCGTCTGCGACCCCCGAGGATTTGTGGCGTATTTCGGTGAATAATCACTCTACTCAATCATGGACGGAGTTTGGCGGTTCTGCTACTTTGGCCGATAATGCGACCGGTGTGGGAACTTCTGTTAGAACTACTGGTTCTCTTCTTATCCTTTCTCCTGCATACGATTTGTCGCTTCCTGATTATCTCTCATCTGGCTCTATTGGTCAATACAACTTTCAATTCCAAATCAATTGCACGAATATCGACTCTGTTGCTACTGTTCCCGAAATCTGCATTATCTGTGTAAATAGTGGTATTTTTACCACTATTGCTGGTTCTTCAAACATCTACACCGGCATTCTTACAAAGCAGATGGTTTTAGACGCAAAGACGAACGAGGAATCATTAGACCCCGTTTCGTCTGTTCAGTATAACCGAATGGTTGGCGGTGCTACTATGTGTGATAGAATTGCGACAGCTTCTAAAAAGCTCCCTATTGTTCGTGATTTGGCTGACCGTGCAAGACGAATGGTTGGAATGGGTGTTCCTTCTGGTGCAGGAGTTCAATCTGGAGGACAGAGCCGTCTGGAAAAACTTTGCTATTAAAACTTCTGGACAGTTGGGATAGTATTTAGTAAATTTTAATTGAATAAATAATAAAATAAAAACAATTCATTTTATCATTTCATATAGGATAATAGTATCCCAACCCTCCATTTATATAATTATTTTAAAAATTATTATATAATATTAATATATAAAAATGGCTTCACGAAACTATGGAATGGCTTTTGATACGCCGTATAATGAACGGCTTTTAAGCGTTTTGGAAAAATACGACAGAGAGAGAGATACAAATGGAGAGCCTGATATTTTCGGTTCAACAATGCAAGGCGGAGCTTTTTTGGGAGCTGATGGACGAGTACATACAACCGGCTCATATCACCCCCATTTAAGTCACCCTATGTTGGGTGCTATGGCGAGAGAAATGGACGGTGGTAAATTCAATTTTGGTAAGGCTCTGGGTTCAGTTGCTAAATCTGTTGGAAAAGTTGCTCTGCCCGTTGCTACGAAAGTGGGGACAAAATTAGCAGAAGATGCTTTAATGGGTGCTTTGGCTGGTGCGGGTGTTGGATCGGGCGGACGAGTATATTCGGCTGGGGCTATGTATAGACCCGCTGGTATGGTTTCGCCTTTCGTGCATCAGCCAGACCCTTTTTCTCTGGTTCGATCTGGAACTATGGCGACATATCCGGCTTACAACTCTGTCGAGATGAGAGCATTGGACGGCGGAGCGTGTTGTTGTGGTGGTAAATTTGACTTTGGAAAGGCTTTGGGTTCAGTTGCGAAAGGAGTTGGAAAAGTTGCCGTGCCTATTGCTACGAAAGTGGGGACTAAAGTGGCCGAAAAAGCCCTAATGAGTGCTTTAGCTGGAGCCGGTGTTGGTTCCGGTGGTAAGTTCGATTTTGGAAAGGCTCTGGGTTCAGTTGCGAAATCTGTTGGAAAAGTTGCTTTGCCCGTTGCTACGAAAGTGGGGACTAAATTGGCCGAAGATGCTTTAATGGGTGCTTTGATGGGTGCAGGAAAGAAGCCGAGAGGCCGACCAAGGAAAATGGTTTCTGGTGCAAATTCTGCTATGGGAGCGTCTGGTGGTAAATTTGACTTTGGAAAGGCTCTGGGTTCAGTTGCGAAAGGAGTTGGAAAAGTGGCTCTGCCCGTTGCTACGAAAGTAGGAACGAAAGTGGCCGAAAAAGCATTAATGTCTGCTTTGGGTGGTGCAGGGGTTACAAGCGGAGGCGTTGGAACAATGAAAAGACCAAGAGGCCGACCAAGAAGCGGTGGTAAGTTCGATATTTTTGACTCAATTGTAAAAATTGGTAAGAAAGCCGGTGAGCCATTTGAGAAATCTGTTGGTGTTAATCCTTTTACAACTGGCTTCGATTTAGGAAAGGACATCGGCTATAAATTGATTGGGCAAGGTGTCGCATCTGGCGGAGCTGTCGATGGACGCAAAAAGAGAGCCGAAATTGTTAAACGGGTAATGAAAGAGCAAGGCTTAAAAATGACCGATGCCTCAAAGTTTGTAAAACAGCACGGGCTATATTAAATAGTGCAAATCTTTTAGACATATATTATTTTTTAATAAATAATAATATATATATATTATATAAATGCCGAGTATACCGAATTATAATCAAGGAGCAACCGAAGAGGCTGGTTTAACAAGAGCAAAAAGGCGAGTCATTGGCTTCATGGAGCAAGGAAATTTAACACTTACCGAAAAACCAGCAGTCGATTTGTCGAATGGAAAGGCTGAGGATTTAGCGGTAGACATTGTAAAACAGATGGAAGAAATCACAAGCACTTTAAGACAAGGTAATTTATTTTTTGAGGATCTGGGCGATGAAATTGTTGTAGATGATTATAACGATGCAAAGAAGGCTATGAAGTTTGTAATTATAGCGAGAAAATTAGCCATACGACTAATGCGAGATTTAAAACGGCTGTTAAAAGGGAATTCAGTTTCATATATAGCTTTGGGAACTTTTGCAGATTTGCAGACCGCATGGGAAGAACTGAAAGATATTTTCATGATTAGTACAACATATTTGACTAATGTCGGGTATAAATTTGTCGAGGAAATAGATGATGAATATGATGAAGAAGATGAAGAAGAAGATGATGAGGAGATAGTACTACGTAAAGAGAGAACTGATGATAATTTTAAAAGAATAGCCGGATATGAAGATCTCACCCAAGAGTTAATTGAGATATTTTACGAAATTGGGCTGTTGATTATCGCAATCAAATCAAATTTTAACCAAGCCAGACAACAGAGAGTTTCTGCACCGGAAGAAATACCAGACGAAAAAAGTGGTGGTAGATTTAGAAAGCCACTTTATAGGATTGGAAATAATGTAATGGGTGCTATGTACGAATTGGACGGCCTACCGAGATTTATTTAAATATGTGTATATTATAAATGCCGACAGCTGGAAGTATCGAAGCCGTCAAATCTGCATATTCAAATCCAATATGGAAAGTAAGCAATCCAAAAATAGCCCAGAAGAAACTGAACGAATATGTTGGAAAAAGGACTCCGTTATACTTATCGAATAGGAAAGATAAAAAATATATGGTATTAGATCCGGACGGGAAAATGGTACATTTTGGAAATATTAACTACGAAGACTTTTTAAAGCATCAGTCTTTACAGCGTAGAAACAGTTATATCTCTCGTGCGACAAACATACGGGGAGATTGGAAAAGGGATAAATATAGCCCTAACAATTTAGCTATAAATATCCTTTGGTAAAATTAAATGGCCTTTGGTAATTTTTAAGATTTAACGATATTATTATATCCTGTATATATATAATAATATGCCGTATGCTATGCGAAAAATTAGAGGTCAAGACTTATACAAAGTCTTTAACAGTGCAACTGGCGAAATTACGAGTAAAGGTTCGTCGAAGGAGGACGCAAAAGCCCAGCTCCGGCTTTTGAGAGGTTTGGAAAAGAAAGAGGGCGGTGCTTTGAAGGCCGACCAGATAAAAGAGGTTTTGGATTTATCATATACAAATAAGAAGGATAAAGCCCCCGATGGATACGTATTAGATAAAGGGTTGAGCGACGGTCGAGTCAAGGTTTATAAGGATTTGAATTCGGATCAAGTAATCGTAGCCCATCGTGGTTCGTCTGGTTGGAAGGATTGGCTCGATAATGCATACTACGCTACGACCGGAAATATTAAAGACAGTGGAACATATAAAACCCACAAGAAGAAGCATGAGAAAGCGTTAGATAAATATGGAGCCGATAATGTTATTTCTGTAGGACATTCCAGAGCCGGAAAATACGTAGAAGAGTTAAACAAAGAGAAGCCGGTAAAAGAGGTTTTAACGTATAACAAAGCTGTAGGCATTCACGATGCATTTCAAACGAACCCAGAGAATCAAACCGATATAAGAAGCAGTCGAGATTTGGTAAGCGGTTTATCTTCTTTCCAAAAGTCGAAAAATAAAGTGGTTACTATTCCGTCAAAATCGTTTAACCTTTTGAAGGCACACGGTACGTCGGCTTTGAGCAGTTTAGGTAATAAGCTAATAGGAAAAGGGATAAAACGGGGTGGCCGGTTTGAACCAAAAGGCTTACGTGTTGGCGATATGCGAAAATTTATCAAAGCATTTAAAAAGGCAAAGCACGGCGAAAAATGGACGGGTGGTTCAAAATACACTAAGAAGGAACTGGCGGATATGTTAAAGCCCATGTTGGAGGACGACGATATAGATGAAATGATTGGCGGATCGGTTTGGACTGATTTCGTGAAGGAGTTTTCTGCAAAGCATTCATTAAAATATGGTTGTGCTTTATCCAAATATATAGAGCCATTACGGAAAGCATATAAACTATTCAAAGAAAAGAAAGACTGGTATGAGCCGTTTAAAATAGATGCGATTACCGAAGTCAGTGTAGAGCCGGAAAAGGCGAATATCGTAATGTCGATTACAGAGCCGAAAGCCGAGCCAGTTCCAGAGCCGTCTGCTACACCCAAAAAGGTTTTACCTCCTATAATCAGCGAGAAGGAAATCGAACTACTGCAGATGAAAAAGGCCGATTTGTTAGACATTTTAACAAAAGCCGGTATTGAGATGAAGTGGCTGAAAATGATGAACAAGGACGATTTGGTAAGTATGATTTTAAAAATGGCCAAAATACCGGCTGGTGTGAGATGGGAAGATAAAAGATGGCTATATGAAGATTTAAAGAACGCTCACAGATGTTTAGATGATGAAAATTTGACCGGATACAAAGCCACACGGTATAGAATTAAAAGCATGGAGGGTAAGTTAGACATCGAACAAGCCAAGCGAGGAGCTGAACGAAAACCGCAAGAGATTAAATACTTAAAGGGGCGTATCGATGATCTTAAAAATGATATTAGCAAATGCGACGAGTTAATGAAGCGAGATTTTGAGAAAGAGTATTCTGGCTCGGGTGTTTTATCCGGCGGGAACCGATGGACTGATTTCGTGAAAGACTATGCAAAATCGTATAATACAACCTATGGGTGTGCGTTGAGCGATTTTGGTATTAAGGGGGCATACAAGCTTTTTAAAGATGGGAAGACGTGGTATTTTCCAAAGGTGATCGCTTCTGTTGAGGTTCAAACCGAACCCGAATTTATCGAACCCGCTCCCGAACCAGCTCCGGCGAATATTGAACCGACAATCAGTCGCATTGAGGAGAAGGTTCGAGAATTAGAGCGTGTTGGTGCGGAACACGGTGCAGTATCATATAATGCGTCCGTACTCATCACAGATATAGCATTCGTTAATCTTTTGAAAAAATATGGTGGTAAATGCATCGTGAATAATGTAATGCAAAGTTGGGGTGTCGATCTGGGAATCAATCTAAATAGTATCAAAGACCAGAGTGAAATATTTAACACAACAAACAATATGATTGATAAATTGGGCGGTATATTGCGAGATTGTGTAAAACGAGGTGTAAAACTTATTTGCATTCCTCTATCGTTAAGCTTTGCTAAGGGGTCGGCGGGACACGCTAATATGTTGGTGTATAGACCTTTTAAAAGGATTGTTGAACGATTTGAGCCACATGGGCAAATCTTAGGAAGTAGTATGGTTGATAATTCTTCATTTAATAGTCAGTTGCGAGATTTGTTTGAAGTTAAACTCAAGCCTTATTTGGGAGATGTACGATTTGTAGATCCGGCGGATATATGCCCTAATCCTATGGGGTTCCAAGCTCTCGAAGGGAGCCTCGAGCGTTTAGCAAGTGAGGGCGGTGGGTTTTGCTCAATGTGGTCATTTTTCCTCGCCGAAATGACTTTTATAAATCCAGACAAAAGCACGAAGGAAATCATTGATGAAGTGTTCGAAATTACTGCAAAAGACCCAACTTATTTAAAATCGGTCATTCGTGGGTATGTGATTGAGATCGAAGCTGGATTAGACGAATTACTAAAAACTATGGGTTCAAATGGGTTCTCTTTTAAGGGTACAGGACTTAATGCTCCATATTTGAAAATAGCTGGGAAAGCAGGACAGTTCTCAGCATGGATATTGCAAACTGCTTTTGATAGTGGAAAATACAGCGAAGCTCCTCCCCAATACGAGCCTCTTCCAGATGTACCTCTTAAGGATAAAAGCGACGAAGACAAACTGAAAGACACTTTTAGAAACAAACTTAAACACCTTACCAAAGAACAATTGAATAATATATACGGCGTATATGGATTACCAAACGTGATCGCCACAAAAGATGATATTATACACCGGTTGATAATAGGCCTTAGTTACGGAAAATTCAGTAAACAGGGTGCGACTGGTTTAGATGATTTAGATGTAATTTTAGAGCAGAAGTTGTATGAAAAGGGTGATCGGGTTCCAAAGGATTATTTTATTCAAAAACGCAGAAAGTATAAGTTGGACGATATAGATGAAATGGGTGGCGGATATTTTAAAATCGGTTCTCGGTCGTTTGGTAAGAAACACGGGTAAATGTGCAGTATAGAAAATGCTCCAAATGAAGAATTAGCTTTAATATGTTTTTTATAAATATATTAAATAGAACGAAGTATAGAGAACTGGATAGTTCATTTTGAACCCTCCCAGACTATCCAAACCCTCCCTAAACCCTCCCTTACTGACTTTTTACAGTTGCAGAAACTTATAAAATGTCTTACCTTATTGAGTCTTATTAATTATTTTATTGATTAAATTATATGGTAAGGGATAGTTGGGAGGGTTGGGAGGGTTATTTGAAACTTTTGAAAAAATTTTAGAAAAAAAATAAAAACTCTAAAAAGAATTCTAAAAGGGTTTTGCACCCTCCAAACCCTCCCAACTGTCCCTCTCCATACTTATAAGTATTTAGACGAAATGCGAAAAATCTAAAAAAAATATAATCTAACCATTTAGTATAATATGTGCTTAAATCCGGAATGCAAATGGATCACTATAATAGAGGACGACAAGAGTGGGGAAAAGTGTTTTATTCACTACAAGTTTGCAGAGGACGGCTCATTTGAAGAGCTATTTACAGAAGGCGACAAGAGTCTAAAAATATACGTGGATATGATGAGGGACAACAAATACTTTTTAGCAAATGAATACCCAAGAGCAGAAGTTCCGCACTACCCAGATGAACCCAAACCACGGTTCGTATTGGATTGTGCATGTAATATTTTAGATATGGAACAGATGCAAAGACCCATTGTAATAGACGACATTGTTGATTTAGACGATTATATCGATTACACTTTTGAACTATCCCAACCGTCCAATTTTGCAAATGAAAAGAACCCAGCGTATAAATCGTCGAACGGCTATTAGAACCATTTAGGGAAAAAAGGACTTAAATATAATATACCATATATTTATAGTAAATGGAAACCACAACTAAGGAAAAGAAGACCGCTGACCTAAATAAGTATATGGCCTCATATATGAAAAACAAATACGACCAGAACCCTTCGCAACACCGCAATTACAAGAACTCCCTTAACATCAGGAAGAAATACGTGATTGACGAGAAAACGTGGGACAAATACAAAGACAACCTATATGCCGTAATAACTTTAAAAGAAACGATTGATGCACTACCTGAGGGGGCTTTTGAAAAGTTCCTAATGGAATATAAGACTCTCAATTTCCAGAAAAGGACGATAGATATTTAGGAAAAATGAGAACCCCCGATTTAATATAAAAAGTGTTTAGGAATATTTTATATTAAAATTTATTATTTAGGAAAAAAGGGACTTAAAGAGAATTTATTATATAATGATATAGTATAAGATGTCTGTTTTAGGAAAAACGCAAACTGCCGAAATGTTTAAAGCTCACTTAAAGAAGTATGGCCTTACTGGCTTTGGAGGAAAGAAGCTCACAACGTGCTACGAAAAGGGTGTATTAAAAAAGACTATGGGTATTGTTGTTAAGGACTGGTCTAAAATTATCACAAAGGACAATTACGAAGAGTATATACTACTTAAATGGACTGATAAGGAAACCGGTGCAATCACATACAATAAGCCAAATTCGTTTTACATTCGAACCGGTAAAGATGTAGGGACTGTCGGCATTGATTTCGATACAGCGGAAGCTTACACGGCATTCATTAAACACAACCCAGAATGCTCTGCATATTTTACACAGAAGACTAAAAAAGGTTTCCATATCGTATTTAAGTATGACGAAAGACTAAACCATTCGTGTTCTAACAATGAACACGAAAAAGAAGAATGTAAAATCGATATTAGAAGCAACGGAGGCTGTCTTATTTCGTATCCTACGAAATATTTGCATCACGAAACGGGCGAAGAGTATTCATACGATATTTTCGTAGATGGTGAATTGGGAACGATTACAAATAAGATAATCAAATATTTTGACGATAATCAAATAGTCTATTACAAATTAAAAACTGATACTAAAACTCGTATGACCGAAAAGAAGAAAAAGGTGAAGAAAGAGATTGAGCAAAAGATAGAAGATGTCGAGGAAAAATTGGAAGAAATTAACAGCCAAAGCGGGAAGTTGTTTCTTAAAATGTGTGCCTGTTATACCAAGGAAAGAGTAGCAAACTATTCGTCGTGGTTTGAAATGGGTTGTATGCTAAAGAACCATTTTTCGAACAAAGGAAACGAAAAGGAAGGCAAGGACTGTTTTAAACATTTCTCACAATTAAAAGACGAAACCGGTGCAAAGTTCTACGCAGAATACGATGTAGAGAACGTTTTGGAAAATTGGGCTAAAATGGAGGTCTTCAAAGTGAAGAAGGTCGATAAAAACAAGAGCTGGGACAAAATCAAAAAGTGGGCAAAGAAAGACAATGCCGAAGTGTTTAATGCTATATTTGATATTAGCGAACTAAACCTTACTACATCATACAGCGACTTAAAAACTGCATTCGAAGAAACCAATTTTAAGGTACGGAATCCGGTTGGGTTCTGCGAAGTTGTTGAAATAGATGACCAAGAAGAACTCGTATTCCGCACACCAAATGAACTCAATACTTTATATGAAAATCTGTTCTGGACTAAATACACATACAAGCCGTCGGCAGACGGAGAAGGCGAAGGAGCATTCGAAGAAGAAGAACGGGAATTTATCAAGGATTGGAGAAAAGACACTCAGCTATTGGAATACGAAAGGGTTGATTTTAGACCCTATTGTTTGGAGGACACAACGCCGGATAATATCTATAACCAATTCAGGGGCTTTAATGCTATGGGGTACTATACCGAATGGCTTAAAAAACCGGTTCGCCCTGCAACAGACACAGAAGACGGCATCGGTATTTTGCTACAACATCTAAAGGATTTGTGCGGTAATATGGAGTTCTACGAGTATTTTTTGGATTGGTTGGCGTTCAAAATTCAGTTTCCTAATCGTAAAAATAACATCGCTACAATCTTAAAAAGTCTGCAGGGTGCAGGTAAGGACAGTTTCTTCGATTGGTTCGGTAATGAGATTTTGGGTTCTAAATACTACCTCAATATTCAGGGCTTAAATCAGTTGGAGAACTTTAACGCCTTACTAAGCTGTAAATTACTCGTAGTCTTAAACGAGTTTGAACTGAAGGAAAGCATCAGCAACAAAGAAAAGTTTAAAAGTCTTATCACGAATGTAGTCAATGTTATTAATGAGAAACACGAAAAGCAACGCAAAGAGAAGGATTACACGAACTACGCTTTACTCACAAACAACACTATCAGTTTTTCGGTCGAAAGTGGGGACAGACGAATCACCGCAACGGAAGCAAACAATGCAATCTGTAATGATAAGGAATATTTTGATAAAATGTATAAGAACGTGTATGGTCGTGATAAGTATGGCGAATATGTAGGCAAGGATTTTATAGCCCCGTTTTTCAATTTCTTAATGATACGCAAAGTAGCCGAAAAGGACTGGATAGGAACACGAGCTAAAACCGAGTATTATAAGACTCTGCAGGACTATAGCATTAGTCCTTTGGTCAGGTTCTTTGAGTTTCTTAACAACAAGTTTTATACATACGGAGCATTATACAACAACAAAGCCGACGGCCAAGAAGGGGGTAAAACAATATTCACAAGCACGAATTTTTACAATATGTTCAAAGATTTTAGAACCGAGTGGGGCTACAAGAGTGCAGATTGGTCTGCAACTCTATTCGGTACAAACCTCCGTCAGTATTGTATGGAAAACGAGTTAGACGGTCAAGAAAAGTTTAAATTTATCTGCAAACGCAAATCTGGCGTTAATGTATATGTGTTGGATAATAAGAAGATGATAGACTATTTAGAAAGCGAAGGGATTATCTGCAAAACTGGAGTATGTCTAATTAAAAGCCATACAGATAAAGATGTAGAAGAAGAAGGGGACGAATAAATCCACCCACCTAAAAAATAAGATTTGCATTCATTAGATTAAATAAATGCAAAACACACTCAAAACGCTATATATTTAATAGCTATTTAGTAATCTAAATAACCGGATTATTTGGATTATTTACCAATCGCCTATTTTGATTTAGACGATTTAATTATATCCGGCTATTGTATAATGCCGAAAGACGACGCCTACTATTTTCACCAAACGCCAGAAAAGCTTTGTAAAGAGCTAATTAAACATATACCAGACCTAACCAATACCGATCTAATTTTTGAACCCTTTGCAGGAGAGGGAGCATGGATACGAGCATTTAGCCCAGAGCAGAACGTTATACTAACAGAGATCGAAAACGGAACGGATTATAAAACGATAGATTTAGAAAATACACTCGTCGATTGGGTAATAACGAATCCGCCATTTCGGTTGGAAGGCGAAGAGGGAAAACGTGTTAATTCATTTTATAAATTAGCCGACTATTTTGCAGGTAAAACAAACAAAGGTTTTGCATTTTTAGCAAATGATGCATGTTTATCTGCATTAACCCCTCCCAGACTTAAACACCTATACGAAACAAAAGGCGTATACATTCACAAAATCGTTGTTTGTAGCGTGAAGAAGTGGCGAGGCAGGTATTTCTTTATCATCTTTAAAAATCGTTGTTGTCTGGCCTGTAAGCGAAAAAAACAGGGCTGTTGCCCTAAGCTGAGCGAGGCAGAACGAGCCAAATTATTTGCAGAAATCGATGAAGAAGAGAGGAAGGAGAAAGAGGAGGAATTGAAGAAAGCGAAAGGCGAACGATTTGATTTCTTTGATTTTGTAGAAGGTTCATTTTAACCGAAGTAACAAACTAAAATAATATATGTTTAATATATAAGATGAGCTTAACTATTAAACAGGCTAAGGATTACACACCAAAAGAACGAGATGTATTTGCATATTTAACTTTACACGGGACACAGCGAATCGTAGGCAGTGCATCGTTTAAAGAGGTTGAATATTCCGCTGACTACGATTTGATGGAATACGTCAAGTTTGACCGAACCGTAGACATGTACAATATGGTTTTAACACTTTTTCGAGAGAAATTTCGAACTGCATACGAGTCAAAAAATATATGGCTCACAGATTTTAAATGTGGCGTTTTGGCTGGTGGTAAACCGATCAGATGGAAACGAGAGGACATTGATAGAGGCTTCCAAATCATAGAAGACATTAAAATATATTTTGTTGATTGTTTGCAGGAAAAAAGCACGATAAAATTAGACGCTATTGTACTGATTGACGGGCTGTTCCATGAATTCAGTGAAATTTATTTTATAACATTTGGCGAGTATAAAACATACGAGCCGGAATACACGAAGGCTAAAAATATCGAAACCGCACTATTCAAAGACGTAAAGAAATACTTAGATGACGGAAACTATTTGAAAGCGTTAAAGCGTCTTTTTGCATATTTTAGAATCAGTAAAAAAGAGCCGACACTAACCCAGAGTTTAGTTGATTTTTTTAATTCTCCGGTTGGCGAACTCTCCAGCTATAAGAGCGATTTAGAACTTATTACAATCATGATAGAGCAGACATTTAAACCAATTGCAAAAAAGCATATAATTTATAATTTGGAACATATCGAGAAACGCATCAGCCCACAATATAAAGATTTAGTAAAAGGCATTCTAAAAGAGAAGACGGAATCCAAAATAAAGACACACACGGAGCAGGTCGAAGAAATCTTAAATAACCAGATACAGGAAAAGACAAAAGCTTTTATACAAAATAACAAAAAATTATATTCTTATATTAAAGTATAGATGAACACCGAAGACGTTGGAACGCCCGTAGCGATCATCAGTTTTGAAGGAGATAAGAAAAAGAACAAAATTCTCTCGATAGAGAACGACAAATCTAACGTCGAAGACTATTTAAGAGATTTGAAACTCACAAAGCCCAAGGAAAAAATCCAACATATACCAAACAAAAAGACAGAACGCCAGATTTTATATATTACCGGTGCATCGGGAAGCGGTAAATCGTATTATACAAAGGCATACTGCGACCAGTACAGAAAACTATTCCCAAAGAACCCGATCTATCTCATCTCATCGATTAATGAAGACAGCTCAATCGATAAGGTTAAGGGTATGAAGCGAATCAAACTGACGAACGAGCTGTTGATTACCGATCTAAAAGCCGACGACTTTAAGGATAGTTTAGTTATTTTTGACGATACTGACTGTATAACGAATAAAATAATGAGGCTGAAAGTAAATGGAATACTAAATATGCTTTTGGAAACTGGACGACATACAAATACATCGGTCATTTATACATCGCATCTCGCAACAAACGGACTCGATACAAAACGCATTTTAAACGAAGCCCATAGCATCACGATTTTTCCGCATTCTCTCGGCGGTCGTAGTTTGAAATATCTATTGGAGAATTATTTTGGTTTAGACAAACACCAGATAAAGAGAATCAAAACCCTTCCTTCACGCTGGGTGACGCTTATAAAATCGTTTCCTATGGTTGTATTGAGTGAGAAAGAGGCGTTTGTATTAAATCTACCGGACGAAGAAAAAGATGATAAATAGATTTTATCTAAAAATTTAATATTCTGTAAATATATAGAATGTTAAATCTCGCATCGCTTAATCAAAGAGTTAATTATTTAACCGGAAAAATTAATAGCATACCTGTCCCGCCCGTTGCCGACACGTTAAGTGCTGTATTGGTCGCTGGAAATAGTGCAGGTTCTACCGATATAAATATGAACAACAAAGACATTTTAGCTGTCGATAATATCAATTTGACGACAATTAATAATTTGCCGTATCCTCCCGCTGGAAGTCAAAATATTACCCAAGTATTAACTGTTGGAAATAACGCCCTCGATGTTAGTCAAACCTTTTCTGCTACTGGTTCGCCTACAACGACCAATATAGACGATGCAGAAGTAGAAATAATAGACGGAGTGAGTGGTATTAATGCAAAACTGGAATATGATAGATTAAGTCTTACGGGGAATTACGTGCCGTATAATACCAATAATATCGTGAGTAATACGGGAATGGTGGTGTCTGCTACTGATAATTTAAACAATATTCAATATAATACCGCTTCTAATTATACGGATTTAGTTATTCAAAGACAACCCCAAGCAACTTTTCAAACCGAAACTACGGGAACTAATTTTATCGATGGCGTTTTTTACCAAACCAACAATACTTTTACATCTCCAACAGACAATACGAAACTTTCAATGAAGTCGAGTTCTACTGCTGGAACTATTACGTGTTTTAATGTAGCAACTTCTACGTCTGCACCGTTAGATATTCAAGCGTCCGCTTTAACCCTCAACGGTTCTCCTTTTCCAGTATCTACGCCTAATATATTTGATGTTCTTACGGCTGGTAATAATGCGTCGTTATTAAGTATTACAGGGTTAAATAATGTTGATTTATTAAGTATCAATTCAACTCCTTATCCACCATTTACGCCGTCATGGAATGATACTCTTACAGTTAGTAATACAGCATCTCAAGATATTAATATGAACTTTTACAACATTAATAGTGTTAATAATATTAATTTGAATACGATAAATGGTTTATCCCCTACTGTTATAGGTTTAAATTGGGGTGATTTTACTGGTTCTAATGCTTACGCAAATCTACCAAGTCAATATTACGAAGTTTTGTCTTATCCTTCTTTTACAAGACAATATTACGATAGGTTTGAAACAGAAAACCAAATCGCTTTTCAAAACTCTCAACTATCTTATAATACACTTACTTTTCAAGACAATCCAAGCGGGACATCGACCACGTATGGTTCAAATAATATAAGTTCTACAAATGGAACTGCTTTTACGATTACTGCAGGTACAGGGGCTTCTCAAGTATTAAATCTCGATTGTAGTCAATTGGTTATTAACGGAAGTGCATATCCACCAGCAATCCCAACATTAAGACCCCTTTTTTACAGCAATAGTAGCGGGTCTTTTAGTATAGGTGGCGGTAGTTGGGCGACGCAAGGAACAGCATACACTTTTAATCTACAACCAAATACGGGTTATATAATGAGTGTAAATTTTAGTTTATATACGACTACATACGAGGCGTCTGGTGCAATGTATTTGGAAACCTTTAATTCAACAGGGTTTTTCCCGCCTTCAACCTATACCAGTTCAAGACCAGTAGCCCGAATAGGAGATAATAACACATTTTCTACTGGTGGGAGTGGAACATCTCAATTTGTTTTTAATGATATAATTAGTTTTACAACAGACACAAACGGACAATTAATAATGGATTTGTATTTGGGACACAACGGCGGAACATGGGCGGGAACTTATTATTGGAGCATGTATGCTAATATTTTATCCCCGTAAAATAATAATATCCAAATATTATAATGGAGAACGACTGGACAACCGATATAGAAAACGTTTTAGAGAACATTAGGATAAACTGCATCATCTTAAACAAGGAACACAAGAACCGGTATTTTACATTAAAAGAAAATCTCAAATACTATAAAATCCCTGTAATAATTTTTAGTAGCATTAACAGCATTGTAAGCGTAGGACTCCAGCCGTATTTACCGCAAGGTACAATTAGTATGATGACCTGCCTTTTAGCTTTGGTTTGCTCGATAATCGGTTCTATTGAGTTGTACCTCACCATACAGAAAAGTATGGAAAGCGAACTAATATCCCAGCGGGACTATTACATGTTGAGCGTGGATATTTACAAGACTCTCGCATTATCTAAACTGCACAGACCAATCCCCGCAAAAGAATATTTAGATAAGTGCTACAACACCTACTGCAAATTAGTCGAAAGTAGTAATGCATTAGCCAAACGGATAGAAGATAAACTAACCCCATTGCCGTCATCTTTAACACTACATACACCGACAACAAGCTCTTCTCAATTAACAGTTGAGATAGAAAATACGATTTAATTATATATTTTTATCTAATGTAACAATATATAATGGAAGATTTGACTGAGATTTTTACCAACAAAAATATAACCGACAGTTCAAGAAAGCTATATTTAGCGAACCTCGTTAGATTAAACGGCGGTAGTCCGCCCAAGAACTTAAAATTTTTAAGCGACGTCGAAGCCATTAAAGCCAAGTTGCAAAAGTATAAACCGAATACCCAAAGGAGCTATATTATATCTATTGTATCCCTTTTAAAAGGATTGAAAGAAAAACAGCAAAAGAAGTTTAGCAAATTGTATGATACGTACTATACCATTTTAGACGAGATGAATAAGGCTTTAAAAGACAACACGACCAAGACAGAGAAGGAAGAAAAGGAATGGATCGGCCAAGATGCAGTAAAAGCGAAGTTGGAGGAACAGATGCAAATAATCGAACAGATTAAGGACAACAAGAAACTAACGCCCGAAGAGTACGAAAAACTTTTACATTTAGTCGTTCTCTCGTTATTCGTTTTACAAAAGCCAAGACGAAACAAGGACTACCAAGAAGCATTTATTACCAAGAAGTATAAGCCGGAATACGGAACAGAAAAGAACTTTTTAGATCTATTCAAGAACGAATTTCTATTCAACAATTACAAAACACAAGGTACATATAAAACCCAAGTCGTAGCTCTTAACCCGCTACTACGTGAGATAATAGACTTTTATTTAAAGTTCCACCCGCTCAAATCCAAACTTAGAGAAAAAGATGCACTCGTCCCTCTTTTAGTCGATTATCAAGGCGAACCATTTACCTCGAATAATGCCCTTACCAGAATGCTCTATAAAATATTCGGCTCTAAAATCGGCTCTTCCATGTTGCGAAAACTTTATTTAACTGATAAGTATGCAGAGGTAATGAAACAGATGAAAGAAGATGTAGCCGAAATGGGAACAAGCTCAGCCACTGCTCAAACTAATTATATCAAAGAATAGGGTAGGTTGGGATACTTTGTTACTTCATCTATAACTCAAAACCATTTTATTATCAATTATTTATTTTACTTTTAAAAATAAATAATAACTATCCCAAGTATCCCAACTATCCAATCCAAACCGCTACAAGTGCATCTCTCGGCAAACCCGATTTCGCCTGTGTATCTTTAACCATTTTGAGAAATTCTTTTAAATCCATCATCAAGTCCTTCATACAAACTATTCTTAAAATGATCCATCGGCCACACGTATTAATACCGGCTTTTAGTTTCTGCAAACGTTTCTTATTATAGATAAGCTTATATCCCTTACTTTTAGTCATCAGGTCAGTCAAATAATCCTCGTCCTGTCCCAACAACATATTTCTCATTTTACCAAGCAGATTCTTCTGCCGATCCGGCATACCGCCGTATGGGTTAAACCATTCAATCGTCTTCTCGTATTTTAGAATGCAACACCAATGACCGGTATTCTCACTATCCTCAATCAGTATAATCCTAAAATCCCTTTCTTTAGGCAGTAGCTCATCGATTGTATTATAATCGGCTAATTCACTGTATTTTAAAATCTTACTCTCAACACCGTCGCCAAAATACCGTCTAATATCACCGTCTGTAATATTTGTACCGATTCGTTCTATAATTTCGTCCTCACTCAACGGAACCGGATTTTTAAACAACATATCAGTATGAACCATTTATATAAAATGTATATATTATATTTTTTGGATTTTGATTTTATTTAGGAAAACCGAATAAATATTTAATCGTTATTTTGACTTAAATAAAATGTATTGTTAATATATAAATGGTTAATTACGAGAACGACTACGTATGGGGAGAAGCTCAACAGCGGAAAATATTTCCGGCTTTAAGAAAAAAATGGGACAATCTAAGACAACAAAGCAGATATGCTAAATACGATGCAATCAGCGAACATGTAAATATGGAAATAAAGAGTCGTAAAAACCTACGATACAATTCATACCCGACAACCCTTTTAACGATGAATAAAATAAGCGATACTTCAAAAGCCAACGTATTCGTTTTTAATTTTGTCTTTGATATGCAGAGGGATTTAAGCGAGATTTACTATATCGAATATGATGCTGAACGGTTCAGCCGGTATGAGAAAAAAATGTTTAGCCGTGCAAACATTGAAGCTGACGAGAAAGAGTATGTTTATATCCCAGTCGCCGATCTAACATTGTTGTATAGGGACGAATGCCCAAAACCTAAATGCCTACTTTTAGATAAATCCATTTTGATAGAGGCCAATTAAATCTGTTTATAATAAATAAAATCTAATTACTTATTATATGAATCAAATCACCGAAAGCTATTTAGCCAATCTTATAAAGGATTTACACAACGCCGAGAATGAACTTTTTGCACCGCAAAATGGTCACGCCAACCCTTTAATGCAGGACGACAAACTAACAAAACTGAAGCAACTCAAAGCAAAGCAGATAAGCAATATAAAATATAACGCCCAACGATTGAAGGAGCTTTTGGAGAAAATAGATTATCAAATTAAGAATCCAAAGATAAAACCTGTTGGTATATAAATGGGATATACTAAGGATTGTCTAATAGGATTTTGCGAGTTTTGGTTTGCTTTGATTGGTGTCTTTATCATACTGCATCATTTACCTAACAATGGTTTCGGGTCTTGTCGTCATTTGAGAGGAATTGGTGATAATAACGAATAGAAATAATATTCGGTATTATATATAATGGGGTGCTGGGAACGCTTTATTAATTGGTTGAATATATCAAATATCCCGTCCAGCGAACAGAGCATTCTGCGAGATTTAAAAACGATTGGAGCTATTGAGAGCTAATTTTATTCATCTTCTTCTTCATCTTCTTCCTGCAAATAGTAATCGGTTAAATCGCCTTCATCTCTTACGACAATATTAAATCCATCGTAATAAAATCCCTCAACACAACACCGCAAATTGTCGCCTATTTCATTCATATATTCATACTCATCTTTATCGTTGTATAATTCAACAACGCTCACAGGGTCGGCACTTTTATCTAATCGCATTCTATACCTGTACTTTCCTCCGTATAAATACTCAACGACAAACATATCGCCAGATGCATTTGCGAGAATCAAAATAGTAGTAGCTATAAAGTCAGTCATTCTGTTATACTGTATTGTATAGAGAAGTCTTTAAGTTCTATTTTTCATTAATATATATTTATTTCTTATATTTTCAAAATGATAGTAAATAGTGTCCTCTATAATGTTTGCAACCTCCCACGCATTTTCGTAATAATTTTTCTTAATATCTCGCTCACCTACTTTTTCAATCGTACCTCTCGGCTTATACTTATTCATATAGAACGAATAGTCGTAGCTGTCGCAGTTGTCGATTATTGTCTTACCAGTAGGAGTTTTTATTTCAATGTAATAATGATATGGTTGATAATCATCATCGTCATCATCTTCATTTATAACGTATCGTTTTACTTGAACTCTACAATCCATTTCATTATTCTTGAACAGCTTTTTTAATAATACCGAACCGTAAAACGAGAATGCAATGCATCTCTCGTGTAATCTTGGGTCATTATATCTAAACGTAAATTTGTTGGCCGTCTGCATCTCTGTTATACTGTATAGTATGGAGAAGTCTTTAAGTCGTTTAAGGATAAATATATTTAAGGAAATATATTTATTAACTGTTTTGTAAAAGGACTTAAAGCCTTCTCTATACTATATAGTATAACAGACGACAATGGCCGGATTCCACACAAAGACATTTATTACACACGACGACTATATGACCCCAAAATCAGCGTGGGAAAATATAAAACATTTAATACCAAAGGATAAAGTGATTTGGGAGAGCTTCTACGGAACCGGGCAAAGCGGAACTCATTTGCAAAGCTTAGGGTTCAATGTGATACACGAAGAGATTGACTTTTTTGAGAATGATAAAGGCGATATAGTTGTATCCAATCCGCCGTTTAGCAAAATACCGGAAATAATAGTTCGATTAAAAGAGTTGTCTAAACCGTTCATTCTTATAATGCCTTCGTCCAAATTGAACACTCAGTATTTTAGAAAGGTCTTCTGTGATACAGAAGACCCTATACAAATCATCATTCCTCTAAAGCGTATCCAGTTTGATAAAGTAGTGAATGGTGTGAAACTCACAGAACAAAAGAACTCCTGCAACTTTGACTGCTTTTATTACTGTTGGAAAATGAACTTAGACCGTGATATAGTATGGTTAAAGAACGCAGAAGAATAAATCTAAAAATACATATATATAATCTATATATACATATATATAATCTAAACATATAATGAAATCTAAATCATTTTAGATTTTATTAGATATATATAAGTAAAAATTAATTAATTTTTACTTATATAATCTGTATATATATATAAGAAATCTATCTTATATATATAAAATCTAATACTTTACAATAATCTAATCATATATAGATTATATCTTTGCATTGTTAGATTTATCTGCGTCCAGTTTCGGCTTACGTACATTTAAATAGTATTGCCTTTTCTTTTCCAACATATCGGCGTACCTTTCCGGATTCTCGGCTTTGAGTTTGTCGTTGTACCGTTTGCACTTCTCTCGGCATTTAGTAGGGTTTGCCTTCTGGTAATCGCTTACACGCTTCAAATGCTTCTCGTAAAATGCTAATGCTTTGGTTTCGTCCATTTATATACTATACAGTATATAAAACCTTTATATCATTTAACCTTTAATAACAAAATATAATATCCGTTAATTGTATAAATGTCCTTGAAACATATTCAACAGAAACGAAGTCAAACAACATTTGGCGGTGATCTAAGTGTCCTAATTGCAGATACTTTTATCAATGGTGATTTAGACATACAGGGTTCAATCAACGGCACATCGTCGCAGGGACAAAATACAAACAACATTTGGACGGGGACGAATACATATTCTGTTTACAGGCCGACGAGTTCTTTGTCCAGTGTAGGATTGCAGGACGGCGTTAATCAAACTTTTTTAGAAGATACAATCACAGACGAAGGCATTATAAACGCAGGTGCT